GTTAAGGCGCATTCCGCTCTTTTTTTACGACAACTTTCGAACCTCACTACCCCTTTACTATGGGAGCGCACGCCAAAGGAGACCGCACGCAAGCCGAACTGGCCGAGCTAGCCGGCGTGACCGTTCGGACAATCCGCCAATGGAGCAAGGAAGGCGTAAACGTTTACGACCTACAGGCACTGATGGCGCGAGCGTCAAAGGTGCGGGACCGGGAAGAAGCGACGGAAGACTTGGCTGGCGTCAAATTACGGAAGCTCAAAGCGGAGGCGAATCTCAAGGAGCTAGAGCTTGACGTCGAGCGCGGGCTTTACGTTTCGCAGGAAGCACAGCGTGCCGATGGCCAGAAACTCGGACTCGTCCTTCAAGGGATTATGCTTAAGATGGCAAGCGACCTTACGCCGGTCCTTGCTGGCCGACCGGCAGGCGAGGTGAAAAAGGCCATCGACAAATACGCCCGCGAGAAGCTGGTGGAACTCTCGCAATATGCGCCCGACACCCTACCTTGACGGCTTCCGGCTCGGTGTTCGCCCGCCGCCAGAAATGCCGCTCCGCGAGTGGGTAAGCGAGAACGTGCATCTCCCGAACTCGCCGGAGGGGGCTCGATATTCGCTCGATGCCGTGCCGGCGCACGGCACAATTTTCGACTGGCTGGAGGATTCCGAGGTGCGGGAGATTGCGGTTCTGGCGTGCGTCGGGTTTGGCAAGACGGCGATCCTTGAATCGTGGTGTACCCGCATCGTGGCAGTTGACCCTGGCGACACTCTGGTCATTGGCCAGACGACGGACATGGTGAAGGACTGGATGGAGTCGCGGATGCGCAAAGTTTGGCAGACTTCGCCGCTGACCCGCGACTACATCCCGACCGGGCCGGAGCGGTCCAACTGGAAAAAAGATTCAGTGATTTTTCGTCACATGAATTTCTTCGCCGGCGCCGCAAACGTCACCGACCTGCAGGAAAAGTCGATGGTCAACACGGCGGGCGACGAGTGCTGGAGATGGGATGAAGGCATGATTGGATTCCTTTTGAAGCGCCATCACGGGCGATGGAACCGCAAGAACTTGCTCATGTCCCAAGGCGGCAACGAGAGCACAGAATGGCACAAGCACGCGAAGGATGGCAAATGGCATGAGCTTGAGCACCTCTGCCCCACATGCTCAACCGGCTCCGTTTTTGATTGGGGGAATTTTCAGTATGAGACAATCCGGGACGGCAATGAGGAACTGGATTGGCCTGCGATCTTTGCAACCGTTCGCCTAAAATGCCCTCATTGCGGAGATCAATTCGAGGACACGGAATACAACCGCCGCCAGTGGGCAAAGTGCCGCCCGGTGTGGGATGAAGGCCGCTACATGCCAGAACGGATGACGCTGCGAGCTACGTTTATGACTGTCTGGCGCTATCGGTGGAGCGACATCGTGAAAGAATGGATCGTCGCCAACGAAGAAAAGAAACAAGGGCAACTTGAAAAGCTAGAGCAGGTCATCACTCAGCGATTCGCGAATTTCTGGAAGCCACCAAGCGACACTCCGACGCTGATTGGAACTGGCGATCCCTACTCAAAAAAAGAGCATCACGAAGGCGCAAAATGGGAGCTTGAGGACTTCCGATTTATGACGGTTGACAACCAGAAGGGTCACCGATGGGCAGCGGTTAGAGCATGGAGGATCGGCGGCGCATCACGGTTACTTTGGGAAGGGCGACTTGAGACATGGGATAACGTGCGATATTTGCAAGAGCGATTCGGCGTGGAGAATCGGTGCGTTTTCGTGGACTGCGGATACCAGCAAGAGGAGGTTGCCAACGAGGCAATGCGGGCAATTACATCAGCCGACTCGCGTGCATGGAACCTGACGAAAGGCGCGGACGTTGACGGCTATGTGAAAAAGTTTGGCGAGAAGCGTTATCGGCGAATCTTCGGGGATTACATCAACTGCGTTTCTTCAGCCGGGAAGCCCTACGTCATCATTCCGTTTTCCAACTTGCTCGCCAAGGACCGGCTTACGGCGCTGATGGGAAGCGGGGAGTTCGGGGTGCCGGTTGACGCGTCAAAAGCCTACCACGCGCAGATGCAAAACGAGCGCAAGCGGGAGGTAAAACCTGGCTTGTGGCGATGGGAGCTAACCAAACAGCACGCGCCCAATCACCTTTGGGACTGCGAGGTGATTGGAGTCGTCGCCGCGTGCATTTTCAAGGTGCTTGTGGCGATGGAAGAAGTGAAATAAGCCTTTTATAGACCTGCTCAGGTCGCCGTGTGTTGCCTGCCATGCCTCGCCCAGCCAGGCCCCGCCGCGCCACGCCCCGCCTGCCGTGCCCTGCCGCGCCATGCCCTGCCTCGCCACGCCTGCCGTGCCGGGCCACGCCATGCCGAGCCGGGCCGGGCCTTGCCTGCCATGACGAGTCGAGCCTTTGCGGGCCTACCGGGCCAAGCCTGCGTCGATGGCTTGGATGATTGGAAGCACCTCTTCAAGCGTGGCGTATTTCTGCTTGAAAGTCTCAGCGTCCCGGCGCGCATTTGCCAGCAGTTGCTCGCGATAGTTTGGGATTCCGATTGCCGTCTCGAAAGAGACGTAATGGCCACGCGGGCTTTCGTCTTCGCACGCTTCCGGCGTCACGTTGACGAAGGCGCGGACTCGGAACTCCCGGCCTTCGCTCGGAGCGTAGGTGATGCGGACGCGGCGGATAAGTTGGCCGGCTTGCATCAAGCGATATTGCCTCGCGGCTTCCGTGTCGTCCCATTGGAAGTGCTGGTGGAGTGGCGAGCTTTTCGGAGCCGCCGCTTTCAGCACCTGTTCCGGCGTCAATGTCCCGCCGTGTTTCTGCGCGATCTTCCCAAGGAGTTCCTCAAGAGATGCCGTTTCATTTGGTTTCGTTTTCATGGTGAAGAATGCGGGCCTTTTATAGTGATGCCCATCACGCCGTGTGTTGCCGCGCCCTGCCGGGCCCGGCCGTGCCGCGCCAGGCCTTGCCTGCCGTGCCGCGCCCGGCCAGGCCGCGCCGTGCCTTGCCTGCCGTGCCTGCCGCGCCAAGCCCGGCCCGGCCATGCCTTGCCTCGCCACGCCCGCCATGCCCCGCCTGCCGTGCCGCGCCGTGCCTGCCATGCCACGCCATGCCGAGCCGAGCCACGCCCTGCCTGCCGTGCCATGCCCGGCCGAGCCTTGCCGCGCCCCGCCCTGCCTGCAATGTGGCGTTGACGATCAATCTTCGATGCGGAAGGTGCCCCAGCCCATACCAGCGGAGTTTTTCGAGAACGGGCGACCCTCGCCAACTCCGACTTGCGCGCCGACCCGGTTGATGAGGTTGATCGCGTCGTTCGCGGAGAACTGGTCAGCGTCGTAGCTGATTCGGATTTCCGCCGACCATGGCCAGAACTTAGCTCGAACGCGGAGGTCACAGACTCCGGTGGCATTCCGAACGTGCATCTTGGACGGTTCCGGCTTGCCCTTGATCTTGATGAGCGGGACGGCATCGACCTTGTCGAATCCATCGGCCTCGACAAAAACAGACATTTTCGCCTGAGTCATTTTGAATCCGACAAGGCGGCAGGCGTCGATCATTCCGGCGCGGAAAGCACCGGCAGGAATGCCGTGCCACCCTTCGTCGGAAACGTGGAGCGCTTGGCGGAAATCCTCGTCGAAGTCTCGAGCCTCCCGCGCCTTTTTCTTCGTTGCCTGTGACCCGGCCATCATTTTTTCCGACATGGCATTGATCGCCTTTTCCGAAAACCGGAGCTGGACGTATGGGGCGGTGCCGACAATGCGGACCTTGAGCGTTTCAATTTTCGGGGCGCTGATATGAACCGCGACCGTCTCTTCTTGTTTTTTCTTAATAGCCATCTGGTTTGTTTTGTGCACGAAAAAGCCCACGGGCTGGCTCCTAGTCGTGATGGGGCCAGAACCCCCTAGAAGCCAGCCCGAAGGCTGTTACTGATCTGGTTTGTTGCGCCTCACGAAAGCGTGCCGCGACCAATTCCAGAAACTTGCGACCCGCGCAAGCTTTTTTCCCTGCCGTCAAACTTTGACACGCCGACCATGTAATGGCCGGGAGCGCGTTACAGGCATCACAAGACCTTTACGATTACGCGCGCGGGGATGCTCTTCGGATTGCGGAGATCAAAACCGCGCTTTCGTCGGCAGTTTCGTCGGGTCTTTTGACAAAGGGCGGGACCGACAACGTGACGAGCGCGAGCAAGAACAACGTGTCGATGCAGAAGACGGTCGGACTGCCGGAACAGCACCGAATCACGGCCATGCGGATGGCGATCAATGGGCTTTCGGCAAACACGCGACCGAGCAATCGAACTTTCCCGCGATACTAACTTATGGCCATTCTCGACCAATACGGCAGCCCGTTCGCGAACCAATACGGCCACGTAGTCGCACGCGGGGCGGCTCGCCATACCGGGATGCGACCATGGGAACCGGTCAAGCTCCAGGACATCGGCAAACTTGTTCCTGCAATCGACCGTCAAACGCTGGTTTCCGCGTCTCGTCGCCTCTATCTGAATCAGCCGATCCTTTCTGGCGCGGTAGAGCAGAAGTCGATGTATTCCATCGGCAAAGCGTGGGCTCCTAAATTTACAGGCGAAGACAAAGCTTTTGGAGACGCCGCGACCGCATGGTTGACGGAGATTTTTTACCCTCTCTGCGATCTTCGCGGGCCGGTTTTCGACTTTAAGACGGAGCTTTACTTGCTGTCAGATGCCATTGACCGCGACGGCGAAGCGTTCATCGTTCTAACCGAAACCAAAGAAGGATTCCCCCGAATCCAGCACATTCCCTGCCATCGCGTCGGATCGCCAAACAAAATCCAAGACGGGCCGATCAAAGAAGGTCTATACCGGAATGCGCGACTCACGGACGGCATTGTTTACAACCGCGTCGGGACTCCAATTGCCTTTGCCTATCTCGACGAGGATTTAAACCTCATCCAATGGGTTTCCTTCCGTGATGCCATCCACGTTTACGACCCGTCATGGCAAGAGCAAGGGCGCGGACTTCCGGCGTTTACTCCATCGCTCAACATGCTTCGGGACGCGATGCAATCGCACGACCTCGAAACGATGGCGCAGGCGATGCTGTCAGGCCGCGTCTTTATTGAGTGGAACGAAACCGGCGCACCCGACACCGGCGATCCGGTATTCGCGCTGACTGGATCAAGCGAAAACGGATCGCAGAATCCAGGCGTCCAAGTTGAGAACATCAACGGGCCGATGAATACTTACTACCGCGCCAACAGCGGGAGCAAGTTAGAGACATTTCACAATCCGCGCCCAGGTGAAGCGTGGGAAAACTTTCAAGACCGGATCATCCGTGGCGCATTGGCCGGCGTGAACTGGCCTTACGCGATGGTATGGAAAGCCAGCGGACAAGGCACGGCGGAGCGGCACGAGATCGCGAAAGCTCAACGCGCAATCGAGGACCGGCAATCGCTTTTGATGCGCCCCGCGCTGGCGATTGTTTCATGGGCAGTCGCCAAGGCTCAGAAGCTCGGAGTCTTGCCGCAGTCGCCGGAATGGTATAAGTGGACGTTTTCAATGCCGCGCAAGTTGACAATTGACGACGGCCGCATGTCAAAAGAGCAGATTGAGGGATGGCGAGCCGGATACGTCAACCATGAGGACATCCTTGGGGACTACGGCAAAACGCTCGAAGAGCATTACGATGCCCGCGCACGGGAAATTTACCTTCGCAAGAAAGCTGCGGAAAAATGGAGCATCGACGGCGTTGAGATCGAGGACCGCGAAATGTCGATGCTGACTCCGAACGAACAAAGCACGGAGCAAATGGAGGCGTCCGGCAAAAAACCACCTACTCAAAACGATGACAATTCTGACAATTGAAAACAAGGCGGGCAAAGTCCGCTTGAACGAGTCTATCAACCCGGATTCAATGACCCGGCTGATCGACGAGATCGGACTGGTATTCGGCGCAAAGGCAGCGGCAAACGGTGCGGATTTCGGTGAAATCACAAACTGCATTGAGAATGCAGCCGACTCGCTTGAACTCGAAATCCACAGCCCCGGCGGAAGCGTGCTGGACGGATACAAGCTCTACCACGCACTTCTTGAGCTTCGCGGACGCGGGGTATTTGTCACCGCTACAATCAACAGCCTGGCCGCAAGCATGGCTTCCGTAATTGCGATGGCAGCGGACAAGATCCGCATGGTTAAGGGCGGGCGCATGATGATCCACGAAGCGTCCAACGTCGTCGCGGGTAACGCCGAGGACATGGCGCGGGCCGCAAAGCTGCTCGACGAGATCAGTGCCGAAATTGCCGACATTTACGCAGGCAAGACCGGCGCAAAGCCCGACGAGATGCGCGACATGATGCGCAATGAGACTTGGATGGGAGCGGATGAGGCCAAGTCCAAGAATTTCATCAACGAAATCATCACCGGTAAATTTGACACCAAACCAAAGGACAAAGGCATGAATATCCTCGACCGTCTTACTTCTCCCGCCAGCGCCGAAGCATTGGCGGAAATCGACACCTTAAAAGCCGAGGTTTCCAACCGCGAAAACGAAGTTGCCGAACTTTCTAACAAGGTCAGCGTCGCAGAGGCCGCTTTGCAGGAAGCCGCAACCGCGACCGCCGAGCTTCGCAACAACCTGGCGACCGTAAACGCCCGCGTTACCGAGCTTGAGGCTATTGCCGCTCGCGTTCCTGAACTGGAAGCCGCTGCTGTCGTCACCGCCGAGAAGATCGCCAACGGCGCTTCGCAACTCGCGGCTTCCATCGGCCTTCCCAACCCGCTTGCAGACGCTGGCAATTCCAGCACCGCCGAGACGAGCAAAACGCCAAATCTGGACATGTTTAACTCTCTCACCGGGGCCGAACGATCCGCTTTCTACAACGCGAATCAGGAAGCGATCCGCAAAGAAATCACCGTTTAACCAATCTCCAACTGACCTAATCCCATGTCCACTCTCGCATTCAACGACACTATCTTCGCGCAGGAAGCTCTCAAGGCTTTCACCGCCAAGCTCGCCCCTCTCCGCGCCTTCTCCCGCAACCTCAACAGCGAGGCCGGGAAAGTCGGTGACACCATCATCGTGCCGTTTATCTCGGCTGCGACTGCCACCACGTTCAACGCCACTACTGCCAACTACCAGACCGCTGGCGGCACGGTGACGCACAACACCCTTTCTCTCAACCAGCACAACATCGTCAACTTCGACATCTCGGACTTGCAGACTGCCAACAGTTCTGCCGCCCGCTTCGACGAATTGGCCGCTCAGGCTGGCCGCGCTCTTGGTGACAAGGTGCTCCAGAACATTTGGAAGTTGATCACCACGACCAACTTTGGCAGCGCGACGATCACCACGCTTGAGGCGAACTACACGCTCGCCTCTCTCATCTCCATGCGGACGACCCTCGCAGGCCGCAACGTGGACGTTGACCCCGGCGTTTGCAGCTTCGTGTACAACACCGTGGTCGGCGGAACGCTCCTCGGGACCGCGAACGTCCTGAACGCCTACCAGATTGGCGACTCCCAGGCCGCTCGCCAAGGCACCCTTGGCCGGCTGATCGGTTTCGACACCTACGAAACCAACATCCTGCCGACCGCTGCGACCTCGTTGGTTGCCTTCGCCGCTCACTCCGACGCAATCAGCGTTGCGATGCGCTATCTCGCCCCCCTTGCCGCTGGTGAATACCTGGCTACCGAGATGGCCGTCGATCCTTCCGGCATCGTGATGGGCTATCGCCGGTCCTACGACCAGGCCACCGGGATCATGTATGGCGCTTTCGAGTGCCTCTACGGAACCGCGACCGGCCTCACTTTGGGACTCGTCCACGGGACCAAGCCGTAATCTTCCTGATGGTGTTTGTGTTGTTCATGGCAAAACCCGCTCCCTAACCCGGAGCGGGTTTTCGCTTGAAAAAGCGAGGCGAATCGGCAAGCCTGGTTACGAACATGACAAACAAGATTAGTTTTTGCGTAATCGCGGGCAACGTGGAGCAGCATATCGGGCGGTTTTTGGATCACTTCCAAGGAGTCGCGGACGAGGTGATTGTGGTGCGGGCCATCGGGAATCAGGATGCCGACGAAACGCTTAATATCGCAGAAGAGCGAGGATGCTACGTTGCGGAGTTCATCAACGACATCGACAGTTGCTTTTGGCCACACGTTGACGACTTTGCCGCCGCCCGCAACAAAGCTTGCGACATGGCAACCGGCGACTGGCTGATGTGGGCGGATACCGACGATGTAATCACCCCGGACAGCATCGCGCAGATCAAGGCGCTACTCCCGCAGATTCCCGACCACGTTGACGGCGTGCTTATGCGCTACGTCATCCCCGAGGATGGCGTCATCAACTGGCGCGAGCGCATTTGGCGCAAAGGCTCCGCCCGGTGGGAGAATCCAATCCACGAATGCCTGAAGTTCAAGGACGGCGCTAACCACATGCGCTTCGATGGCGCGGAGATCGTCCACGCCAGCGAAAAGCGGAGCGCCAGCCGGGACGAGCGGAACCTGCGAATCCTTGAAAGCATTCCCGAGGACAAGCGGACTATCTCGCAGCACTTCCACGTTTTTCAATCTCTCATCGCGCTCGACCGGGACGCGGAGGCAATCCCTAAGGCCATTCAGTTTATCGGGATGGAAGGCGTCGGGAAAAACGAGCGATACGAAGCGCTTTTCCAACTTGCCCGACTCGCCACGGACTCCGACCAGAAACACGCGATGCTTCTCCAGGCTGTCGCCACCGACCCAACCAGGCGCGAGGCATACGGCGAGCTTGGGCTTGCGTGCGTCCCTCACGACGCGCCCGCCGCTCTCGGATGGACGACTGCGATGGGGGCGCTTTCGATCCCCCAAGAAGCGCCTTGGAACCTGCGACGGTCTTACTACGGGCAGCTCGGCGTCCACCTCCACGGGATGGCGCTGCGGGTCAACAATCGGCAAGAGGAAGCCGACACGATGGAGGCTAACCATTTTATCCGTGCCGGCGCAAAAATCAGCCTATTGCACGCGACGCGAGGACGCCCCGCAAAGGCATGGCGCTGCCGCATGGACTGGCTGCGGGCGGCATCGAATCCAGACGCCATCGAGCATATCTTCGGAATCGACTCTGACGACGCATCGAGCTTCATGCTGACCGCGACAAGGCACGTTGTTTCATGGCCAAACGCGGGACCGGTCGGCGCATGGAACGCAGCGGCAGCGGCATCGAGCGGGGCAATCCTCGTCCAGCTTTCCGACGATTGGGAACCTTTCCCCGGATGGGACTTGGCGATTCTGGGAGCGGTTGGCGATACCTCAAAACCAGCCGTTCTAGCGGTCAGCGACGGCCACCGGAACGACGACCTCTTGTGTATGGCGATCCTCACCCGCGCCCGCTACAAGGCGCAAGGCTACCTCTTCCATCCCGAGTTCTTTTCCATGTTCTCGGACAACTGGTTCAGCCGCCAAGCTTTCGCGGATGGCGTGGTCATCGACGCTCGCGACCGGATCACGTTTGAGCATGTCCACCCGGCATTCGGGAAGGCAGAGATGGATGCGACCTATGCGCGCTCGAATGACGGCTACCACTACAAGACCGGAGAAGGCATGTTCCGCCGCCTTTGCGAAGGCGTGAAGGTGTCCGCCGACATCCAAGGCTGGTTCGACTTCCGCGACTTTTACGACTACGTGGCAAAGGCGCTTCCGATGGGTGGATGCTTTGTTGAGGTTGGATCATGGAAAGGGAAAAGCGCGGTTTACCTAAAACAGAGGATTCGAGACTTGGGAAATGATTCGACCGTTTGCCCGGTGGATACCTTCAATGGAGACACAAACACCGGGAAGGTTGACGTTTGGGAGGAATTCACGGCAAACGCAAAAACGGCAGAGTGCCCGTTCTCGGTAATGAAAATGGACTCGATGACATGCGCTAAAAGTTTTCCGCAACTCGCGGACGGCATCTTCATCGACGCCGCTCACGACTACAAAAGCGTCAAGGCCGACATCACCGCGTGGCTTCCCAAGGTCAAACCGGGCGGCATCTTCGCCGGTCACGACATCGACTCTCCCGACGTGCAACGCGCCCTTGCCGATTGCGGGATCGAATACGAAACGATGGGGCGGGTATGGATCAAGAAGCCATGAGCGCAGGCAAAGGCGACGATTTAAGGCCGGTCAACGGCGAGCGGTTCCGCAGCAACTACGACAAGATATTCAAAAAGCATGAATCCAATCCTATCAATCCTCACGCCGACAATTCCAAGTCGGATGTTCACCGAAAGGGACGCGGCAAATCCAAGTGACCTTCACGGCTTGCACATGTCCGTTGAGAATCAAATTGAGGGGCAGCCGGTGGAATGGCTTGCGCTCTGCGACAACCGCGCCCGCAGCATCGGCGCAAAACGGCAGGCTCTCGTTGACATCGCACGTGGCAAATACATCGCCTTTGTGGACGACGACGACGACGTTTCCGACGACTACGTTGCGCGACTGCTGGCGGCAGCGGAGACGAATGCGGATGTAATCACGTTCCGCCAACGGGCGATTTACAACGGGCTCGAATCCGAAGTGCATTTCGGCATTAACAACCAAGACGGCCCTTTTACACCGGGTGGCATCACCCTACGCGCACCTTGGCACGTTTGCGCTTGGAAGCGGGAAGCGGTGGCAGGATGCCTATTCGGTGAGAGCAACTACGGCGAGGACTTGGTTTGGTGCCAGCAGGCGCGGAAGCGGGTCAGAACCGCGCATCACATCGACGCCGTGCTTCACACCTACCGGCACGACGCAGCGACTACAGCCGCCCCTGAGTCCGTTTGACGCCGTGCCTATGGTGTGAGCATCATCGACGATTTCCTAAACGTCTCCGCCGACGAGGTTGATTCCATGTTTGGAACGAAGACCATGGTTTGCAACGGGCAGACGTTTAGCGTGGTCTGGGACGACTACAGCAGCAACTCAGACGGCGGGCTAGGAGGGCTTGAACCTGAGCTTCAGGCGACGGCCACCGCGCAGCCTGGCGACGTTACAACGCCCGCCGCGCTCAAGGGCAAGCGATGCACGGTCGGCGGCGTGGCGTTCAGAATCTACGCCGTCCGAGTCGGCTCCGTGGCGATCCGGTTTGACCTTTGCGACCCGAACGAAAGCAAATGATCAGATTCTCCATGGACCAATCATCCGTTCGCGGATTCCGGCGAAGAATGGTCGAGTTCTCAAGAGAGACCGGCAAAACCATTCAAGAGTCCATGAATCTTCTCGGGAAGGGTTGCGCGAAAGAACTAGCGGTGCTTGTCCCGCCTTACGGCATTACAGCCAAGCAGGGCGCGGGATTCCAAAAGAGCATCGCCAAGCAAATCGACCGCGCAATCCGCGCTGCCAACGTGGCGGGAACTCAAGGATCAGCGGGATTCGTCCACACTCAAGTCAGGCGGAAAGGGCAGGTTCCTAAAGGGCTGAAGACCGAAGGGCGATTCAGGCGTGAGCCGATTCCGATCAGGGAAAAGGTGGACCTGCTCCGCAAGAAGCAAGCGGCAGCGGGCACCGCGAAAGGCGCTTGGATTGCTGCCGGGGAGGCTATCGACGGAAAGAAAATGCGTGGAATCAGTAAGTGGATTCGACGCCATGCGACACGCAACGGCGACGCATCTATCAGGGCGGAGGGTTTGGGCTCTACGATCTCACTCACCAACCGACTTTCATACATCAACGGGCTACAGTCCAAGGCAGTGATTGATTTGGCATTGAAGCGAGGATACGCCCGAAACTTCCGCTACATGACAATTGCGCTGAAAAAGCTCCGAGGGGAAATCTGATGACTACCGACAAACTTACCAACGCGCTGATTGCCTTACTTGAGCCGATCAAGCCCGACGCTTCCATCACCGTCGTCGACGCCCGCGCCATTGCGGACATTGACCTGCCGACCATTGCGGTTGACGTTGGCGAGCCTGAGCGGCATTCGCTGGCGCTTCCAGGCGTGATGAAATGCCCAGTCGAGATTACCTTGCGGGCGCATTCCGGCGACGGCGAGACACGGGCGACGCTCAAGACATGGGCTGACGCCATCGAGCGCAACATCAACGGCACGGCAAACGTGGCGAGCCTCATCAGCGGGACCGGCCTTGGCGTGCAATGCGACTTTTTCCAGATGGACGGCGGCAGCACGCGATGGGAAGAGACGACCTTTGAAGCGGTGTTCACGGCTGAAGCTTGGATACAGCGGACAAGCTGAATTTGACATGACGGCCATTTCAAATGGCTACGTCCTTTGGCACCACTACCGGCCTTTTCGGCATCGCTGCGCAGCAGACCGGATTCCTTCTCGACTCCGTTTCTGACGATTACTCGCAGGATTCAAAGACCGTCAAAAACATCTCTGGCGACGATACCGGCGAGTCGTATTACAACGAGCGGATCGAAGGCACGCTTGACGGTTACATTCCGTCCACTTCGGCCTTCTCTGGGACTCTCGCCAGCGCCTTGACCTTGGCGACTGCTCCCGCCGATCACCTGATTGGCGCAGTGACTGGTGGAACTTACGTTGTCACCGGAATCACCCGTTCCAGCACCTCCGAGGATTACCGGCGCATCTCTGTAAAATACAAATACAGCCCGACGATCCTAGCCTAACGGCAACCTAACCAGATGGCACTACCAAGATTCCTTGGCATTACCGGCGAAGGTGGTGCCACTACCAACACCCGAGCAGCCGCCGCATTGATCGCTTACGATGTCCCGCTGGATGTCTCGCGGACGCTGACGACCATTAGCGGCGACGGAATCACGGGAACGAAGGTGACATGGCACCTTGCCGAAAAGAACGCACGCGGCGAGTCGTCTTTGGAAATGCTCAAAGTCTGGGGCGATCAGGAATACGCGAAAGCGAATCCAGATTGCCCTATTGTTCGCATGAAGGCGGCATTCGTCCAATACGCCGAGATTGTCCGCGACATCCAGCAGGGGACGATCCACCTGTTTGCGCCGTCAGTCCCGTTCATTGAGACACACCACACGCAAACGGCGGCAGCGATGGAGCAACTTGGCCACCCGATCATCGGAGTCGCCTACGGGACGAACGGCTACAAGTTCCGCTTTTC